TCTGGCTTTGCAGTAACCATCGCGATCCCCGTGAAGAAGTCTCCAGGTCGTGGCCGCTAAACATGGCAACGCTTGCAAATTTCATTGGTCAAATTAAGCAAAGGCAAGAGCAAATTGCTGAATCCCTAGTTCAGGGAAACGCAGTCACATTTGAAGCCTACCAGCGCTTAGTTGGCCAGCACCAAGGCTTGGAGGAAGCCTTGCTTATCATTAACCAACTTTTAGAAGAGGAAAAGAATGTCGAATGACATTGAACAGACGCTTGCAGAAGCGTTCCCTACCATAGACCCTTTAATGGCACCGTATGGCGCGAGAATTCTTGTGCAGTTACGAGCAGTTAAAGAAAAAGTCTCATCTGCTGGAATTTTTATTCCGCAGGAAACTAAGGAGACCGAGAAGTGGAATACCCAAGTCGGTAAAATCATTTCAATCGGGCCTCTTGCATTTAAGAAACGCGAATCCATGGAACCTTGGCCTGAAGGCGCATGGGCACAGGTGGGCGACTTTGTTCGCGTACCTAAGTGGGGCGGTGATCGATGGGAGATTGATTTCAAAGACGAGCAAGGCGCTGAAGGCAAATGCCTTTTTACCTTCTTCAATGATCATGAACTCATTGGCAAAGTCACTGGCGACCCTCGTGATATTAAAGCTTTTATTTAAGCTTTGAAAGGATGATATATGAATGCAACTGAAAAGTTGGAAATGCAGGTTGACGAGACCAAAGATGGCTCGGCAATCGCGCAATTACCTGACGGAATGTCAAATCCCCAGTCTGACGACCAAGATGATGACGAAGATGGCGTATCTGGTGCATCAGGTGACACTGAGGGACCCGGAGACGATGGTGGTGAAGGTTCTACCACAGACGATCCGGAAAGAGAGGCCATTCGTGCCGCTCGACGTGATGAAAGAAGGCTTAAGAAGCAACTTCATCGTGAAAAAGCCCGTGAATCTAATCATTTGATCACGGCTCTGCGTAAGCAGAACTCACAAATGGCGGAGCGAGTAGCTCTTTTGGAGAAACGCACGTCTGGTGCTGAGTTGGCAAGGGTTGATAAGGCCATTGACGACGCGGGCACAAGGCTTGAGTACGCCAAAATGAAGCTACAAGAGGCTGTGAATGCTCGAAATGGTGAAGAAGTTACCAAGGCTCAACAGCTTTGGTACGATAGCCAACGACATTTAGAGTCTTTGCAGTCATTGCGTGAAACTGCTAACAAGCAGCTTACTCAGAACTCTCAGAACATTAAGCTTCCCGATCCAATGGTCCAGAAAATGGCCTCAGATTGGATCGATAAGAATAAGTGGTATGACCCCCAATTGAAGGATGCAGATTCTAAGATTGCTCAGACCATTGACGTGGCGTTGACCGAAGAAGGCTACGACCCAGCACTTCCCGACTATTGGGATGAGCTCGACGACAGATTGCAAAAATATTTACCACACCGATATAATTCGGGGTATAGTAATGGTACGAGAAACCCAAGACCGAGATCTGTTGTGACAAGTTCAGGACGTGATACCACTGCGACGACAAGGGCCAACGAATACATCGTTGACCCCAAGCGTGTTGCTGCCATTAAAGAGGCAGGCATGTGGGATAACATCGAGCAGCGAAACAAAATGATTCGCAAGTTCGCAGAATATGACAAACAACAGAAACGGAAATAATCATGGACGATCGTATTAAAAAGAACACCAACGCAGGACGCGAGAATCGTGCATCGCAAGATGACTCACGTGCTGCACCTGAAGAAAAATTTGTTTCTTCCGAGGAACGTCGTAGGATGTTCCGCTCGGAGTGGCTTCAAGAAGCGCTTCCGACCCCTCCCGAGATTCCGGGATACCACCTATGCTGGTTGTCTTCTACCAACCAATATGACCCAATTCACAAGCGTATGCGACTGGGCTATGAACCAGTAAAAGCCGAAGAATTACCCGGCTTTGAGCATCTGAAAGTGAAAGCTGGCGAACACACAGGTTTTGTTGCTTGTAACGAGATGCTTCTGTATAAATTGCCTATGGACATTTATCAAGAGCTCATGTACGAACTTCATCATCTTGCTCCTATGGAGGAGCAACAGAAGATTAAGGTTCAACAAGAACAATTGCTGGGTGAACGCGATAGCAATGGCAAGACATTGGTCACAATTGAAGGCGGCGGCGTAGGTTTCGATGCAAAAGTTAAACCCCGTCCTGTTTTTGAGTAAACATGACAAAGTTTTTATTTCAATCTTTGAAAGGACTCAATCATGAGTGCAACTAATGCGCCGTTTGGTCTTCGTCCCGCGTATCATCCCTCAGGGTTAGATCGCGCTGTGACGCTGGCTGACGGCATCGCTTCTGCCTATAACACGGCTATCCTAAAGGGTCAACCAGTAAAGTTGGCTACTGCAGGTACAATCGTGGTCGCCGCTGCTGGTGATGCATTCCAAGGCGCCTTTGACGGCGTTCAGTGGACTGATACTACCGGTCGTGCTCGTGTGTCCAACTACTGGCCCGCAAATACTGCGTACCAAGCTGGCACATGCGTTGCTTACTACTACAACGATCCCAACATTGTGTATGAGATCCAAGCTGCGGGTTCATTGACTCAAGCTGCCGTGGGCGACATGGCTGATCTGAGCAACACCACTGCTGGTTCAACCACAACGGGTTTGTCTGCTTGCACCTTGTCAACCACATTGGTTGGCGCTGGTAATAGCGCACAGATGTTGATCCGTGATTTGGCTCCGTACCCTGACAATGCTTGGGGCGATGCGTACACGATTGTACGCGTAACCATTAACGAGTCGCAGTTCAATGCGTCCGTTCTTGCAGTTTAAAGGAGGGAGTGAACCATGGCAGCTCCAATGCGCAGTACCGACTTTCGTAGCATCGTCGAACCTATCTTAAACGAATGTTTCGACGGTGTATACGATCAACGCTCGGATGAATGGTCCACGGTCTTCCGTGAACAACAAGGTATCCCACGTAACTACCACGAAGAACCTGTCTTGTACGGTTTTGGTGCAGCACCTCAGTTGCCTGACGGCAGCCCTGTTGCGTACCAACAAGGTGGTGTCCTGTTCCTCAAACGTTACCTCTACAATGTGTATGGCTTGGCCTTCGCATTGACCAAGGTATTGGTTGAAGACGGCGACCACATTCGTATTGGTCAAGTTTACGCTAAGCATTTGGCCCAATCTTTGGTGGAAACTAAAGAGACATTGGCAGCCAATGTGTTGAACCAAGCGTTCAACTCAGCATATGCTGGTGGCGATGGCGTTCAGTTGAATGCTTCTACACACCCACTGGTTAGCGGTACAGCAAGCAATTTGCTGAACACAGCTGCTAACTTAAGCCAGACTTCTTTGGAGCAGATGCTGATCCAAGTTCGTCAAGCAGTGGACAACAACGGCAAGAAGATCCGCTTGCAACCTCTGAAGTTAGTGGTTGCTCCTGGCAATGTCTTCCAAGCTGAAGTTTTGCTGAAGAGTGTTCTTCGTGCTGGTACAGCCAACAACGACATCAACCCAATTAAGTCTATCGGTTTGATGCCTGAAGGTGCTTCAGTTATCTCCCGTTTGACTTCTGCCACTGCGTGGTGGGTTCAGACTGATGCCCCTGAAGGCATGAAGTTGATGATGCGCCGTGGCTTGGAAAAGACCATGGAAGGCGACTTTGAGACCGACTCAATGCGTTATAAGGCCACCGAGCGTTATGACCTTGGTTGGACTGACTGGCGTTCAATGTTCGGTACACCCGGCGTCTAAACCCAAGTGGGGGCTTCGGCCCCTACGCATTAAGGAGAAAAGACAATGGCATACAATAACGCAGTAACTAACACGGCAGGTCAGCTGTCCGCAATCACCACAACGATTGCGTACACAAACACTGGTGCAGTGACTATTGGTACTATTCCAGCAAATGCGCAAATTCAGAACGTCCACATTGACGTTACAACTGCGTTTAATGCTGGTACTACCAACACTGTAACAGTAGGCAAAACTGGTTCTGCCGCAGCTTATGTCACTTCTACTTCCGTTGGTTCCGCAGGACGCGCGTCAGTTGCTTCAACTGGCGTATATAGTGCTTGGGCTGATGTAGGTAATAGTGATGTTGACTACGCAACGGTGACATTTACACAAACTGGAACTGCAGCTTCTGCAGGTGCAGCTCGTGTGACTATCATTTACAAATCTTTTGCGTAAAGGGGATCATCATGGGTCAATTTAAACCAATGCCTAAGATGATGACCACTGAGCCTTCAGTTGAACTGAAGCTCAAAAAGGGCGGCACAGTGAAGAAAGCTATGGGTGGAATTATCCCTGAAAAAGCTTCTGCACGTGGTGCGCCTATGGCTGCTCGCCGTGGTGTGGCTCCTGCCATGCCTAAGCGCGGTATCGGTATGGGTGGTATCCCCACTCGTATGGAAACTGGTGCAATGCCTGCGCCGATGATGCGTAAAAAGGGCGGTGAGGTAGAGTCTTCTAAGATGCACAAAGCTGAGATGTCAGCTATTAAAGGCATTAAGGGTGACATTAAGTCTCATGCAGATAAGCCTGCGTCTAAAGCTCATAAAGGTCTGAAGACCGGCGGTGTAATTGAGAAGTACGCTACAGGTGGCGTAATTCAAAAGTACAAAACCGGTGGTAAGATGAAAAAAGCTTACGGCGGTTCTTGCTAATCAAGGTCGGGGCTTCGGCCCCTTCCTTTTAAGGATTTATTATGAGCACACTAACGAATGTATTTTCTGCGCACGCAAATGGCACGGGAGCAATTTACGCTGGTGCAACAAACCTTGGTGGTTACCAGATCAAGCCCGGCGGTACGGCTGGCACTATTGAATTACGCGATGGCGGTGCAAGTGGCACGCTGTTGTTAGAGTTGGACATTACAACAAATACTGCTGTGATTGCAACACTGTTGCCCGGTAATGGAATTCGCTTTAATACAAGCATTCATGTAACATTGCCAACAAGCGCGGCAATCACAATTTTCTGTGGTTAATTATGCCGCTAATTAAAAGCAAATCAGATAAAGCTTTTAAGAAGAACATCTCAGCTGAGGTGAAGGCGGGCAAGCCGGTTAAGCAAGCAGTTGCTATTGCGTATTCTGTTAAACGCGGAGCGCAAAAGATGAAAGATGGCGGTGACCCTAGACTCTCGGTCTCTCGTGGTGAGAAGCTACCTACAAGTCAAGGCGCCGGATTAACGCAAAAAGGCCGCGATAAGTTTAATCGTGCAACTGGCTCTAATCTTAAAGCACCTGCGCCTAACCCAAAAACTAAAGCTGATCAAGGTCGTAAGGATTCATTCTGTGCTAGAATGTCTGGAATGCCGGGGCCTAAGCGCGATGAAAAAGGCGAGCTTACTCGTAAGGCCGCATCTCTTAAACGTTGGAATTGTCCTGGGTGGTAATGTATGAGCACTAGTGGAACAGTTGGCCAAACAGTAATCACGGTTCAGAATCTGATTGATCATGGCGCCAGACGCGCCGGCAAGCTGGCTGAAGAGTTAACTTCAGAGCAAGTATCGGCATCTAAGGATAGTCTTTACTACTTGCTTTCTAATCTTGCAAATCGTGGCATTCAATATTGGTGTATTGATAAAACCGTCATAGGTCTTAATCCCGACAAGTACGTTTACTATCTGCCAACAGGCACGGTAGATGTTTTGAATTCTAATTACCGAACAGTCACTGCCAACAAAACTGGCGCAAACAGTTCTTCTGGCGTTACAGCCAATGCTTTTGATGGTCAGTACACCAACATTTGCCAATTAACCACCAACACGGGATATATTGGCATCAATAACGGGTCTGGAAATGACATCTACATGGGGACCGTGGGTATACTACCAGCAATATCCGGCTCAGTGACCATCTCAATTCAGTCTTCTACCAATGGCACAACTTGGACAACGGTTTATACCCCTGGAGCAGTTACTTGGGCTGCAGGCACGTGGCTTTACTATGATTTAGAGCCTTCAGCAAGCACGCCGTACTGGAGAATCCTGCAGACAGCAGGGGCCAATATAGGTGTCTATCAGGTGGTTTTTGGCTCAAACGCCAATGAAATCCCACTGGCTCGTTTGAATCGTGATGACTACACCAACCTGCCTAATAAGAACTTCACCAGTCTTTACCCGCTGCAATTTTGGTTTGACCGTAACATTCCCCAGCCTGCAATGTACCTTTGGCCTGCGCCATCGTCTTTTGCGCCACAACTCGTGGTCTGGAGACATCGGCAAATTCAGGATGTAGGTGATTTATCAGGTGAGATAGAAATTCCCCAGAGATGGTATCTGGCCATTCAGAATATGCTCTCGCATCAGATGGCTATGGAACTACCCACAGTTGCCGGAGAGCGTATTGCATATCTTGAAGGGCAAGCTGAAAAGTATTGGAATATTGCTGAGCAGGAAGAAAGAGACAAGAGTCCGATTTACTTTGCTCCGAATATTAGTTACTATACGAGGTAAGTATGCCACGTACGCTTGACACTCTTGGCAATGCTGTTTTAAGTATTGCAATTTGTGACCGTTGTCACATGAAGAGAGCGTACGTTGAATTGGGACCTGACGGTAATAACCCGGGCTTAAAAGTCTGCGGTAATGGCTGCAGAGATCAGTTTGACCCATATCGTTTACCTGCGCGGCAACCTGAAAAG